TGATGCCATCTACGTAAGTATACGCAGTCATGTTTGCTCGCGTACTGCTTGCTCTCATTCATTTCTTGTCCGTGAGCAGTATACGAACGCACTACATCCTCCACAGTAATGCCAGGGTACGTCAGAACACCGTCATCACCTAGACACTGTGAATTAGGGTTAAGTTTTTGGTGAGCATTGAGAGCCGCTTCATATTGGAGAGCTCTGTGGGCTAGAGTCTCATCAGCGTTGGTTCCACCACTACCACTTCCCATGCCGTGCTTACCAGTACGGACCTTATTCCAATCGTAAGCGAGAGGGATCATGTACTTAATGGGGAAAATGTTAGTTAACCACACTTTAGATTCGTTCGAGTCGGTCAGTAAACTGTCCAGAATGTAACCCGCGGCATTTTGCATGTCTGCATTAAAGTGTTGGTCAAACTTACTGAAGTCTGTGCAAATAACCAAGTCGTCCACACCCTTTGTATCAAACATGGCTGTGATACGCCGGTCGACCGATTCCATGCTAACCCATGCAGGAACGAGATTATTGCGCTGGCACGCCTCAATCATTGGTTGGTAAACTTGCAATTCCTGAATGTTTACAGCGAATGGAAACATCCAAACCACTCTCTGTTTAACGTCTTCAGGTTTGGGACCTCCTTCTTGGCCACGCCAACCTAGAACTGCGCAGCAAGGCCACGGGGATGATTTGTGGTCTTTGTGAATGTTATCCAACCATTGGAATGGATCAACATTGTCACCTTCCAACTGTACCAAGCAAGGAACAGTTTTCTTAACTACGAGTCTACGTTTGGTGAAGTACGGGTTGCCAGAGTTAGTTGACTTCTTCATGAGATCAACGGTACGTTGTTGACTCCTAACTCTCAGTCCCTTAACGCTCTTGAACTCACTGATTACAGCTCTAAGAGCGGCCAGAGATACGGGCTCAGATGACAGGAGAATATCATCATAGTAATGATCTATGTCTTCCATCCTTTCCTCCAGAGGACGCATTACAGACATAGGTCCGACTTTTGCCCGCATGTCGTTTTCGAAGTCCACAAGAGTCGG